CTCAGCGTAAGTGTGGGTCTGCTTGTAGCTGGTGTCGAAGGTGTCAAGACCGCTGTAGTAGCCGCTGGGCAGCTCGTCATAGACCACGGGCTGAGCGATCTTCCGGCCTCCCCTCAGCTTGACATTGTTCTTGGACATCAAGCGGACAAGCAGAGGGGTGGCCTTGAAAAACTGGTTGACAATACCAGGTAGAAACGCTTTACGTACAGCAACATCAAGGTCATCATACGTCAAAGCCATACCTTAAACACCTCCTTAGCCTGTTTTTTGCTTCTCCTGTCTGAGTATCTCTAAAGCTCTCGCCTCTGCCTCTTCCATGGAAGCCGGGATCTCCTCGCCTTCAGGTAGCTGGAACACCGAAGGGGGAGGCCCCTCGGCAGAGGGCGAAGGGCTTTGGGCTAACAGCTTTTGCCTCTCGGCTTCGAGTTGCTCCTGCAGCTTTGACTGGATTTCCTTTTCCTTCAGCTCGTTGAGATAGGCGAACTGGTGCAGCCGCTGCCAGTCCTCGAAAGTCAAACTGGGTTTGCCATAGTCCTGAGCCATCTTTAGCAGCCTCTCCTCGTCAAAAGGAATGTCCGGATACTGCTGCCGGTGCCATTCCCGAAGCCGGTCAAGGTCATACTTATATCTAAATGCCTGTTCCATCCGGTGAAGACGCTCATCGTACTGCTTGGCGAGGTCTTCCCACCTGCGGGTTATCTCCTCGAACTTCTTCAGCATGACGTTTCCCTCTTCTTCCTCCTCTTCCTCGTCCGTGTTGAGGAGAGAGGAGAAATCCAACTTGGTCCCCTGCGGTTGCTGCCCCTGGGGTCCCCAGGCGGGCAGTCCTTCGGGGGTGAAGTAGCCAAACTGGACCATCTGGTCGTACCACTTCTGCCACTCCTCGGCCTGCTTGGCCCTGGCCTCGAGGTCCCTCAACTGCTCCTCGAACTTCTTCCTCTCCTCGGCCAAAGCCTGCGTCTTGCGGGTGTAATCCGCCTGACGCATATAGCCCTGGAGCAGCTCGTCCAAGGTGACCTCTAACTCCTCGTCACCTACTTTGACCTTATACTTCTCTGCCATCTCGCACCTCCTGCTTGTTCTCTCCGTTCTTCGGGGATGGCTTCAAACCTTGTCCCCGAACCGGCTCGAATGCAGGAACCGGACAGAACGGGCATTTGTTTTCAAAGATCACGAGGGGGAACATCTTTCTCGCTCCCCCTCACGTTGGTCATATGATCCTGGCTACAGCTTTGCGCCTGCGCACCCTGCGGACCTTCTTACGGCCCTTCCTCGCTTTCCTTGCCTTCTTCGCCATAGTGACACCTCCCTTTGACTTGATGAACATCCTAAGCCTTTGCCTTCCTAGCAGCCGCGAGCCTCTTCTTGGCAGCCCTGGCCTTCTTCAAATTGCGCTTCGCAGCGGCTACCTGCTTCCTGCTGGCCATTCCCTTTCACCTCCCTCTCTTGGATTTGCCACGCCCCTTGGCGAGACGTTCCTCAAGCCGCTTTTGGATATTGGCCTTGGCCCGCTTTTGCTTCATCTGCCTTAGAGCTTTGCGACTCACCCTTCGCTTCATCTGGCCATCCACCGCCTGGCCCAGCTACCAGAGGGCTTCCTGCCAAGAAACCTTGTCTTGTAAGGCTGCCAGCGGGGAACAGCAGGAAGCTGCTGGGTGCGAGACCGACGCCTCTGGGACTGATCCCACTTTCTCAGAAGCCTGGCCACTCCATAGGCCCCAAAACCACCGAGAAGACCGCCCAAAAAGGCTCCAAAACCGTTGGACATCTCTATCACCTCGATCCCAGACGCCCCATGACCTGCCTGTACTGTCTCCTGAGACGCCTGACCTTTTTGCTCTTTGAGCCACGGCGCATGTGCTCGGGCCTGAGCCATCCCCGCTTCCGGGCCTGCGCCTTGAGCCATCCCGCAAGACGGCGGGGATCGGAGATCTTGTCCCGGTGCCGTGCAAGGGCAATGGCCGTGGCATAGAACCCTTTCCGTCCCGCAGCACGGACGGCAGCAGGAAGCAGAACCCTCTTGGCCTGCCTGCGTCTTCTGGCTCTTTCAAAAAGGGGAAAGCCACCCTCAACAGGCAACTTTCCCCTTCACGGCGCTATCTGTAAAAAGACTAAAGTATGTTCAGACTAATGTCAAGCCTCCCGCTCGTCTCCATAGGGCAATTTGAAGAACAGGTGCAATTCCACCTTCTCAAGTCTGTTCGGCCTCTCATAGATCTTCTCCAACTTCAGCCATCCGCCATAGCGGGAGGCAATGGTGCGCACTTCCCCAATCATCCTCTCGATGTCCCTGGGTGTCAGTCTGGGGTTCATCTCCTGGTCCTCTTTCTCCTCTTTTTCCTCAAGATGGGAATTCCTATGGGACCTTTGCCCCTGCCGATGCCCAAGCCTCTGCCCATACCTTTGGATCTGATCTTACTGCGCATATCACACTTTTTCCTCATGGTTTCAACGCCTCCCCTGCTAATCCTTTTGCCCTCATCTCAGCTTCCATTTGCCTCGAGGGCTCTGGAACCCTTACTGACTTGGTGGGCCTGCCCTGTTGCTGTTGCATTGCCTGGGCCTTCCTCTCCAAGATCTCCTCCCTGTGAGGCCACTCGGCAATCTCCAACAGGGCCCTCTCATCTATCACCCCCATGCGGTAGAAGGTGATGGCCATCATGACCTTCTGGATTTTGTTCATGGCAAGGGAGGAGCCTTCGACCACCTTGAACTGGAGATCTCGGAAGGCGGAGTGGACCTCACCCACTCGTATTGTCTGATGTTACCGTCTGGTCCAAGGATCTTGATAACCCTGTCCGTGGTGTAGAACTGGAAGATCCTCGATATGAGCTTTTGACCTATGCGGGAGAGGAATTGTTCAAAGGAGCGGGCACGGAGGCGGATGATGGCCTGAGAAGCGACCTGAAGTGACTCAATGGCCACTCCTGAGGTTAACGCCCCCCTCTCCCCTCTCATCACATCCGTCATCCCGCTCAGCACTTGCATCTGGTTCTCAAGGTACTGGACCGCATTCTGGATGTAGGCGGGAAGCGGGGCTTGTTGGTCAACCGGCTCCAGGCAGCAGGGCTCAAGGCATCCTCTTCGCCAATCCAAACGGCATTGCAGGTGAGGATAGCATGCTCCACTATGATTGCCATCAGCTTGTTGTACATCTCCTGGAGGCTGTGGAGGTATTCGACTTCGGATATCCCCCAGGCGTTGTTGGGATTGAAGCTCCAGTCGAACATATCGATTGGGAAGTGTTCGTCTATGTAAGGGTTGGGCTCGTCCTTGAGGATGACCTTTCCGACCCGGACAATGTGCCTGCCTCCTGGATACTTGCGCACCGACTGGCCGTCTTCCAGCTCCACTCGGCTCCTGTCCTTGATCCAAAATTCCTGGACGAGACAGCGGGGGACAATGGCTTTCTGCTCCTTCTCTGTGCCAAAGAGGAGTTTGCGGAGGAAGTGCCTGAAGCCCTTCTCCTCCTCATCTGCTCCATAGTTGGCCCGGAGGCAGAAGGGATCGACAAGGTAAACCCGGGGGTCGCCGACCACAATGTCAATGTCGCCCCGCCCATCGTCCAACTGGGGGTTCCAGATGCAGCGGGAAAAGGCGGCGCCGAAGATGGCGGCCAAGACGAGGAGTTCCTGTTGCTTCTGCTGCCAGTTGCGCTCCTCCCAGAGGGCAGCGATGATGTCTTCGAGCACTTCGGCGACGGGCTGCAGGTGGTCATTGCGGGCCACTATGCGGATCACAGGGCGGCTGTCGGTGAGGTAGGCGACTTCCCTTTGGATTAGCTCGGCAAGGTGGTTGATGACTGCCGAGACCCGCCAATCAGGACGCTTGGCAAACTTGGCCTCCTGGTAAATCTTATCCAAATACTGGTTGAGATCCAATTAGGACACCTCCTTGGATTTCCTCTCCCTTTCCCATTCCAGAAGGTCCCGTTCTTCCTCGCTGGGGGCTATGATTTGCTCTTCAGGGGGTGGAGGAGAAGAGAGGCGGGGTAGAGGGAACCAAGAGCCTTCGGAACGGTCCAGTTTACGGAGGATAGCAAGTAGCAAGAAGATTTGGCTCAAGAGCAGGATAATGATGATGGTGAGGAAGGGGAGAGTTACGGTCAGCACACTATCCATTTGCAACCCCCTTCTGGACAGCGGACTGAGCATCCTTAGCGGCGCACTCGTTGCAACAGTAAATCTGACCTATCCGCTTGGGAGAAAACACCTTGTGGCAATACCTACACTCCACCTCCCTTTGCCACACTTCACCCGACTGCCAGGCCGGATCAATGATAAAGGCGGTCCATTGCCCCTGTTCCCTTGCAATCTTCAGGATGCCAGCAAGCAGAAAGTGGGCCGGGATCCTGTACTGCAAATCGCAAAGCTCAAGGAAATAATCGGCATCGACAGGCTGAAACATGCTCTGGACAATGTTGCGAGCCTGTGCGTCAAGGTCATCCCGCCTGATGTAGTTCCTGTCAAGCATGTCGGTGTGCAGCTGGTTGGCCAGGTAGGTGCGGTAGATCCTGAACATCTCATCGACCACGGCCATCATGGTGGTGCCTCTTTCCTTGGCCAGGTCTCTGATTAGGTCCCTGTCCTCTGGCCTCACGTTCAAAGGTACTCTCACATCTGCCATCTTTCCCTCCTTTCACAGGGCTAACCAATGTTCCTCCTGTTCTTTCTCCTGCCACCAGCTATCATAATCCGGTGGAGGGGAAAGGTCAAGAATATCTCTCTTCTGGTCAATTATCCTTTCGCCTGTTGCCTCCTGCTTGTCCCAGAAGATGGTGCCGTCCTGGTAGGCGGTGTAGAGGGCAATCATACAGGCCATCACCAAGTCGTCAAAGCAGCCTGGGGCCGCCTCGGCAAGGTCCCCGGAGTGGATATAGGTCATCAACTGGCCCACGAGGCGGGAGGAATTCAGCTTCCACACCCCATGGTCGATCACATGTTCCATATAGCTGAGGAGATAGCGTTTGAAGGTGGGAGTTGTAAGCCATCCAAGCTTGTCCGTCCTCCGGTTGGTGAAGCGGTCTATGTACTGATGAAAGTAGAAGTTGTAGTAGAACCGCTTGGCCTCGTTCTGGGTGGCAAGCCCGGGGCCATTGATCTCGATGGCGACTGTGGCGTTGCTGTACCACTTGGCGATGGCCACAACTATGCGGGCGAAGGAGATGGGGTCAACGGTGTTGTCCATCCACTCGGCCACCTGCTCCATGGTGGTCTCGTCGAAGACTTCTATTGCCGAGTAGTCTTGGCCTTTGCCCTCTGCTACGTCAACTCCCATACGGTAGCGATGGCCTTTCTGGGGCTCGTGCCATACCCAAAGCCGGCCCCGGTCATGCTCCCGGAGGCGGTAAACGAGGTCATAAGGGCTTCGGAGGTCCACTTCCAGTTGCTTCTTAGGATCGGTGCAATTGACAAGGGCTTCCTTGAGGCGGGCCTTGTCGAAGTAGCAGTTGCCGGCGACGATAAAGGCTTCCTCATCCGTGGCGGGGAACTCCTGGGCGAAGCTCTCCTCATCCCCTCGGTAGACCTGCTCGATCATGTACCTGCGCCAGTATATTTGGTCGTCATCGAGGTGGAATTGTTTAACCAACTTCCTTTCCTCTTCGGTGAGGACCAGCCTACCCCGCCTCAGTTCCTCTTCTGGGGACCTCTTGCGGTACTCCGGATGGATGAACCAAGGGAAGAATACTGGTACAAAGGCGCTTTGGCCTGACTTTGCTTTTTGCCACTCCTCGTGGAACTCGGTGCCGGCCCCTTTTGCTGTGGTCTCAACTATCACAATGGTATCGGAAGTAGGAGGAACAGCCGGAAGCAGGGTGGTGAAAACGAGGCCCAAGTATGGAAACGAAGAGGCTTCAGAAATATGGACATTGTGAAGCGTCATCCCCTGGCCTGTGAATTGGTCAAGAGCCGTGGCGATGTAGATGCCGGACTTTAGGCCGTGGCCATCCCGGGTGTCAAAGACCAGCTCCTTCTTGTTGCTGTACTTCCGGACTGGTTTGAGAACTTCCGGGAGGTGGTCGTAGAAGGTCTTGCACATCTCGAAGATATACTCGGCCCGGTCCCGCTTATCGGCAAGAATCAAGCTATTGGTGTTACGCTGGGTGGCCGTGGCGTGAAAGATCCGGGCTTCTGAATAGGTGCTAATCCCCTCTTGACGGGCCTTGAGCAAAAGGAACCACATCGGCAGGCCCCGTCCCTTTCGCTCCTCAACGAGCCGGTGGAAGGCCCTCTGGGCGGGATACCAGTTGCGGGGGTGGAAGGAAATTAGACGCCTCTGGGTCTTATGGCGGACCTTCAGGAACTGGGCATAGACCTCAAAGCGCCTGAAATCGGGAATTCCCATAGTGCCTCTGCCTCACGCCTCGCTAAACCCTTCCCTAAGCTGCCTTCCGAGCACAGTAGCGCTGGTAGAGCCTCTTGGCCTTGGCCCTCACGGTCGGGTAGCCATGCTGGGCCGCCCTTTTGATAGCGGCGCTGAGCATGGAACAGGAGACAGCGCCTGAGCCGGTCCTATAGGGAAACTTGCGCTTTGAGGGAAGCAGGAAAGCAGACCGGGGAAGCCTCTTGCGCCCCCTGCCCTTAGCATAGTAGCGCTCGGTGGCGGTGAATTTGAAGGGGCTTGCCTT